AGGGATTCTTAGTTAAAAGTTATCTTTCTGAACTTAAGCCCAATGGGGGCAGCAGCGTAAAAGATAAGGTTAATGAAATTACATTTAAAGTTGAACGGCTAGAGGCCAGGATAGATGAAATTTACAGATTATTAGTTAAAAAATAAAAGGGGTGTTATGAGTAAAGTACTTGCGATAGCCAAGGCACAAATTGGCTACAAAGAAGGCAAAAATAACAACACAATTTTTGGCAAATGGTATGGCGCTAATAATCAACCTTGGTGTGCTACCTTTGTTTCTTGGTGCTTTAATGAGGCTGGTTTAATATCCAAGATTGCCGCCCAAAGTAAAAAAGGATTTGCCTCTTGCGATGCTGGCCTTAAATGGTTTGCTAAGAAAAACAAAGTAATTCCAATAGGTCAGGCCCAGGCTGGCGATATTGTATTTTTCCAGTTTGATAAGGATATTGAGCCTGATCATGTCGGAATCGTAAAGTGGAACAACACTGCGCTAAAATATCTGCAAGTTATCGAAGGTAATACCTCAAGTGGTAATGCAGGAAGTCAATCAAATGGAGATGGTGTGTATCTTAGGAAACGCTCCTACTCCCTGATAATGGGCGTAGTTCGCCCTTAAAGGATAAAAATGAATAAGTTAATCGCTAAGTTAAAAAGCCCTAAAACAATTGCTGCTTTTAAATCTTATGCAAGAGCAGTACTAGCATCAGCCGTAACAATGGCTATTGCACTTGCTGCTGATCTTGCTCCTGAATATGCAATCTTGATTGGCGGGATAACCGCACCTCTTGCTAAGTGGGCTGATAAGACCGAGCAAGAATACGGCTTAGGTTCTAAGTAACTTATGGATCGGGGGAAAATTTTAGATGAGGCTAAAGCGCTCACTTACGCCGACAGGCAAGATGATTATGGAACGCCTGCTATTAACTTTAATCGTATTAGCAGGCTTCTATCTGCTTATCTCGATTGCGAGATAACACCAGAACAAGGCGCTATGATTTGCGCACTAATTAAAGTGGCAAGATCAATGGAAACCTATAAGGCAGATAATTACATTGATGGCGCTGCTTATTTTGCGATTGCGGGGGAGTTAGCAAATGGTGGATAGTGATTTAATAGTTCTTATTCCAACTAGGGGGCGGCCTGATAATGCCGTTGCTTTAGAACAGGCTTTTGTAGATACAAATACAAAGGCTGTAAGATTTTATATTGTAGATTTTAATGATGAAACTCGAAGTGAGTATTCCTGGAAACTGCCAGTTGAATCTGTAATTATGATTCATAATGAAACTGGTGGGATGGCTTATCCACTAAATTACATCGCCCGCCAATTTATAGGCGAGTTTGATAACTTTGCATTTATGGGTGATGATCACCGCCCAAGAACTGCTAACTGGGATGAGAAGTTTGTTGAGGAACTTTATACAGGCTCAGATATTGTTTATGGCAACGATCTATTCCAAGGCTCAGCCCTACCAACTGCGGTTGCGATGTCGGGTGAGATTGTAGAAGCCTTGCGAGGAATGGTTCCTGATACTCAGCGCCATTTATACTTAGATAACTTCTGGCTAAAACTTGGTCAGGATTTAGGCAAGATCAAATACCTACCTGATGTAATCATTGAGCATTGCCACGCCTTTAATGGCAAGGCACCGATGGATGAGAATTACGCCAGGGTGAACGCTCCTGAAATTTACTCAGCCGATAAGGTTGCTTTTGATAACTACATTGCCAGCGATCAATACCAAACCCTGCTAACTAAACTTAAATGAAAAAAATTGTAGTTTGCGGTGCTATCAGAAATGTTGAAAAAACCATCTTTAATGATTACCAACGCATCTCCGAGGCTCTTTCTGATTTTGATTTGCAATGGGTATTTATAGAATCAGACAGCCACGATCAAACCATTGAAGTTGTAAAAGGTATGATGGCGAACGATCCAAAGATACGAACTGAGTTTTGTGGCAAACTAAGTACAACCTTGCCTTATCGAACTCAAAGATTAGCCTACGCAAGAAACCTTTACACTCAGATAGTTAAAGAAAATTACCAAGATGTTGATTATGTAGTAGTGGCTGATTTTGATGGTTTGAACTCAGCAATATCAAAAGAAGCAGTTAATTCATCTTTTAAGAATAAAAATTGGGATGTAGTAACTGCCAATCAAAGCGATGTTTACTATGATATTTGGTGCCTGCGATCTACTGGTTGGATTGAAAGAGATTGCTGGAAAGAATACTTTGATTTGACTAAAAAAGGGGCAGATAATCTAACTGCCTTTAAGTTGGCAATTGCTCCTTTGTTGCGTACTATTCCCAAAGATAGCGATTGGATTGAAGTAGATAGCGCACATGGGGGGTTTCTTATTTTTAAACCAGAGGCTTTTATTGCTGGCACGCATATTGCATTTGATAGCGATGGCCGTGAAACTTGCGAGATAGTTGCTTACAATGCAGATTTGCGCAAGGCTGGATACAGAATCTTTATTAATCCAGCAATGATCAATGCTGAATGGACAGATCATGGCCGCTATCAACTATGGACTAGATCGCAACTTAAATGAAAATCTTAATTACAGGCGATGAAGGATTTGTAGGTAGAGCCTTTCATAGAGCGCTAGACACAAAGAATAATGAAGTAGTTGGCTTTGATATTAAATCAGGCATCGATGCTCGCAAATTCTTTGCAGCCGATAACACTTACTTTGATGTTGTAATCCACTTGGCCGCCGTTGTCGGTGGCAGAGCCACTATTGAAGGTAATCCTTTGGCAGTTGCCACTGACCTGGCAATTGATTCTGACCTTTTCCAATGGGCGCTTAGAACTCGCCCTGGGCGAATAGTTTATTTCTCATCCTCTGCTGCTTATCCAATTATGTTGCAGCGAGCAAGATTTAAAGCAAAGTTATCTGAGCAAGATATAAATTTAGAACACATTAGAACTCCCGATCAAACTTATGGTTGGAGTAAATTAACTGGCGAGATGCTAGCGCAGTACGCTAGAGATGAAGGCTTGAAGGTAAGTATCCTTCGCCCATTTTCAGGATATGGCGCTGATCAATCTTTAGATTATCCATTCCCATCATTTATTGCTAGGGCTAAGGCAAAAGCATCACCATTTAAAATATGGGGATCAGGCCAGCAGGTAAGAGATTTTGTACATATTGATGATGTAGTTCAAGCAACTTTTGCAGCCATTCTTAATGGTGTTGAAGTTATGAACATCTGCTCTGGTAGGGCAACCTCTTTTATTGATTTAGCAGAAATGGTTATGTTATCTGCTGGATATTTAGCACCAATCCAAACTGATATAACTGCGCCAGTTGGCGTTGAGTATCGTGTTGGTAATCCAAGATTTATGAATATGATTTATGAGCCAAAGATTTCTTTGGAGCAGGGTATAGCGCAAGCGCTAGCCCAATAAAAAATCCCTACCTCGCCAGCCGTCGGCAGAGGTAGGGATTTTTTTGTGTTTTAGAAACCTGCCTTTTGATCGTGGGCAATTGCAATTGCACCTGCTGCATCATTAATTTTTTCTGCGGCTGCAATAATATCTGCACCAATTACATCAAACATTTCTGCTGGCATAGTTTGTAGAATTTTTGTTAGTGTATTTATTGTGCGGCTAATTTGTGTTGTTTTAGTTGCTAATGTTTTTAAAGAAATTGTTGATGCAACCATTGCCTCAACTGCATTGTGATCAATTACTTGAAAACCATTACCGCCAATTGCGCCTCTGTATTGTGCCTTCATTTTGTGCCTTCCTTTTTGTGGGCTACCTGGTGTATCCCAATAAGATAAATGTATAGACATTTGTCTATCTAGTCAAGTACCTATCCCAAAATATCCTTCGGCGTGTCGATCCCCGCAACCGCCCGCTTAGCCTGGCTCTTATAGCCCAAATTAAGCATCCAGGGGGGTACTGGGCGCAGGGGGCGCTGGCGGCTGAGGCAAACTATGCCCAAGGCCACCCAACCTCCCATAAAGCCTAGGATCGCCCAGAGCAGCACTCGCCTGCCCTTGCCAATCGCCACTAGCACCGTCAAAACCATCCAAAGGATTCTCACTTGATGTAATCCTTCAGATAATCATTGATTACCTCAGAGGCGGTTTTGCCCTCCGCTGCTGCCTTGATTCTTACCTTGTTCCAAATTGCATCTGCAATTCTTACTGATCGTTGCGGTTTCGTAGCCATTACTCTCCTAATAGTGTTTTTAGATGCGGATTTAAAACTTTCATACTTAGATAGATAGCCCTGCTCATTTCATCAGGATCGCTGCTATTGCTAGCAGCAACTAAAACCTCGGCTGAGGCCAGCATATCCATCTGCATTTCTGTAAATAATGCTTTCATTGCGCCCATCATTTCACCTCCCTTTCATCATCATATTGGAATGCAAAACATCGCACTTGGGGCAAACTAGGCATTGGAACTGTTCGCCATTGTCATATTGATACCAGCGGCGAACTAAGTTGCCGTTAGGCTTTTCACACATCATACAATTTTTCATTTTACTTACCTTCCTTTAGGTAGCACTTATCCATTGATCCGAAGCAGTAGCCGTCGCCAGTGTAGTTAATGTGAGTTGCCAAGAAATAAATCGTGGCCAGCATTAGTAACCAGAAACTTATTCTGACTACTCTGCGAACTTGCAGATACCTTTTAGAGCGTTGCATTAGTTGCACTCCTCAAGTAGTAAAGCGGTTGCAGATAATTGAACCGATAGTTGGTTAATATCCTCTTGAGTTCCATTTTTAATTGCATCCTCAATCCATCGAAGTTGCTTGCGCATATCTTTTACCAATGAACGCATTTCTGTTTTGGTTTGCATTAGAATTTTCCCAAACAATCATCTTTCCAAATTTCCCATGCTTTGCTACGGGCTTGGTCTAAAGCATCTGATGTTGGTTTCATTAAATTATTAAATGATTCCATTACTGCATTATATTCTTGTTCGAATTCTGCTTGAATTTTTGCAATTGCCTCATCACGCTTTTTTTCTAAAGCATCAATAACACTATCTCGTGGTGGGCAAAAACTATCTAATGCTTTTACCCAAGCATTATATTCAGATGCAACCATTTCATCTTTTGCTATCCACGCTTTATTTATTCTGCGTGTGCGTGCTGCTTTTTCTGCTGGTGTTAATTTTGTTGCTGTATTCATTTGGTGCCTTCCTTTTAGTAGGTTACCTTTTGCAACCCATTGAGATAAATGTATAGACAATTGGCTATCTGGTCAAGTACCTGCAAATCCAGCCCTCGGCGTGTCGGCCTTATTACTCCAGCCAATGTCAGTTACTTATGCCACACTTACGCCTACGCCCAACACTGGGCGCTTAAAAGGGGGTAAGGAATGGAAATAGCAATAGTGATTGGTGCAGCGGGTTTAGCCCTAGTAGGGGCATCTCTTGCCACAATCCTGACCAATGGCACCGATGATTGGGCAGGTCAGGTAAAGAAGGCTGAGAAAAGCAGGGCAAAGATGAAAAAGGCGCTAAGCAAATGAGTAGCAACTGGAGTGAGATTTTTAGAATCTTTATCTCTAATGATGGCTCCTACCATTTGTACCTAGAGGAGCAGGAAGCCTGCGTTGATCTGATTGAAAATGTCAGCGATGAAATTGAAGTAACTGATTTTGCCGAAATGAAAAAGGCATCCAAGGCTGATCTGCGTGATGATTTTGCAACAATGCGATTGGATTCAATTCGCAAGAATCTGCCGCCAATGGCATTAAAGGTTGCAAAACTATCTGAGCGAGAGTTGCTCGATCTAGCCCAGGAGATAATCCAAGTAGTGCAAGATAAAAACAAAATCCGATTGGAGATTGTTAAGTAATGGCAAACCCAAATGGTAGGAAAGGTGCTGCTTTTGAAACAGCAGTTCTAAAATTCTTTCGCTCTGCTGGTGTCCTAGCGGAGCGGCTGACCAAGGCGGGCGCAAGAGATGAAGGTGATCTAGTTGTAATCATCTCTGGTGCTACCTATATTTTAGAACTTAAGAATCGAAAGAAGTTAGATTTACCTACCTTTTGGGATGAAGCCGTAATTGAGGCAGAGAATTATGCAAGAGCAAGAAATTTAGATTTTATTCCGCCTGCTTATGTGATCGTTAAACGGCGCAACGCAGGTATCGAAAAATCTTGGGTGATTCAAGATTTAACTCAATGGCTATCTGAGAAATGAGAGCAATTGAATTCCTATCTGATTCCCCCAAATTTCCAAATGCGCTCTGCGCAAAGTTGGAAAACAAAGACTATTTCTTTCCCGATGGAAAGATACTAGAGGCAGAGCGCCTCCCAGAGTTGCAAGCAATTTGCAGCATCTGCATACATAGAAAGGAATGCTTGGAATACGCTATAAAGGAGCAAATCCGATTCGGCATTTGGGGTGGAACTACTGGCGAGATGCGTAGGAGATTATTTAAAAAACAATCTCTGTTCGTGGAACGCAAGGGTAAAGCCAAAACTGTTCGTAAAATGTACGATGAAGGAAATACTCCTCAACACATAGCATCTTTTCTGCAAGTGAATCTACCTTATGTAAAGGAGATGATTCGCCGCTACGAAAAGGTGAAAATGAAAGGAGCAATCCAATCAAACCTGAATATAGAAAAGTTACACAAAGAGTTGCGCTCATCATCGGGGTCAGCGCAATGACCTCTTTATTAATTAGTGCAGTAAATCCTCAAGTGGCAATCCCAATTGAGAAAAAACTCCTAATTGAGCAAGTCGATGCTAGGCAACTAGCAAAAGAGTTGTTAAATAAAGAGGATTTTAAATGTTGGGATCAACTAATGCTCAAAGAGAGCAATTGGAATGATCGCAAGAATCCAGTTAGTTCAGCCGAAGGTATCGGCCAACTACTAGATGGAACTATGGAGAACCTGGGAATGAAACGCTCAGATGCTCCAGCAGCGCAAATGGTTGCAGCCCTTGCCTATCTTGGGCGGCACTATGGTTCAGGCGGTGCTTGCAAAGCCTGGGCAAAATGGCAAAAACACAAATACTGGTAAACAACTAAGGGGGTAAATCAGTGAGTGTAGAAATTGAAACAGGTGTTGTTGATTTTGATGGCAACACCGCATCTTGGCTAGAGAATTACAAAAATGCTTTAGCCAAGATCAAAGAATGGCAAGAGGTTGCCGATGTTGCTAGAGCGCACATCGAGCAATCTCTTGGCGATGCTGAAGTTGGTATGTATCAAAATCGGCCAGTAGTTCGATGGAGTTTTGTTGAAACTCGCCGATTTGATGTAAAGCGTGCGAAGGAGATTTTACCGCCGCAGGTTTTAGATACTTTAGAAGTTATTACAAACTCTCGGCGTTTTGCAATCGTGGAGCCAGATAATGAGTAGTATCATTCCTGCTCCAATGATTGACACACCGCCATTTAATCCAATAACTCCAGATGAATATGATGATGATGAGGATGATGAATAACTTAGTAGCACCCAACAAACCAAGTAAACAAATGGCAATGGATATTGCCAAAATAATTACTGATGCTGGCACCTGGACTCCAAGGAGCAAGCAAGTATCTATTGGCCCATCTGAGATTGGCCACGAATGCTTGCGCCGATTAGCCTATAAATTAATTGATATTCCAAAGGTTAATGAAGGCTCTAATGGAAATTGGGCAGCCCAAGTTGGAACTGCAATTCACGCCCATCTAGCAGAAATCTTTGAGAAAATAGAAGGTTTCAAAACGGAACAAAAGGTAACCATCAGAGGTGGGCTATCTGGAACTGTTGATCTCTATGATGAGGTTCGTGGCATCGTAATGGATTGGAAAACAACAGGCGCATCAGGATTAAAAGAGCGCCGATCTAGCGGTGCTACAACTCAGCAACAAATTCAAGTTCAACTTTATGGTTATGGCTTAGCCCAGCAAGGCTTACCAGTTAATCAAGTTGCACTTATTTATCTACCAACATCAGGTGGCATAGATGATATGCACATTGAACTTTATGATTACGATGAACAAATCGCACTGGCGGCCCTAGCGAGATTAGATAATTTATATGCGCTGCTTACATCAATTGATGTTGAGCAGTTTCCGTCAATGTGGGCAGTTATTCCAAAAGTCAGCAGCCGACTTTGTAATTACTGCCCATATTTCCAACCATTCTCAAAGGATGAATCAGTTGCTTGTGCTGGAGATACAATATGAGTTTAGATGAAGCAACGATTAATGATTTAAAAAGGTTGAAAGAGGAGTTAGAATCAAATCTAATTCACCAGCAACAAATGCAACACCCAATCCAAACAACCAATCAAACAGAAAAGGGGGAATGAGAATGACCTTCTCACCACCATCAATGAACGAAAGCGGCCCAAAGGTTGCTGACTTAGCAGGACAGTTACTAATCATCACTCCAACTGATTACAAAGTAGGCATCAAAACAATACACGGCGATGCTGAGGCGGTAGAGGTATCTCTAGTAAACCTAGATACCAACAAAACTTACGATAGCGTTTTATTTTTCAATGTTGCGCTGCGCAGTGCTTTAAAACAAAAGATCGGCCAAAAGGTTCTAGCCCGAATTGGGCAGGGAACTGCAAAGCCAGGTAAATCTGCTCCTTGGATTTTGCTGGATGCAACCACTGATCAGGCTGCACTGGCAAAAGCAAATGCTTATTTAGCAACAGCCTCGGCTCCTGCCCCTGCGGTAGCAGCGGCGGTGCCTGCGGCGAATGGCACCATAACTCCTGAAGTGGCTGCATTACTAGCACAATTAGGGGCTAAACCAGTTTAAAACATTCTTGGCAATTTTAACCTTCCTTTTAATTGCCAAGATAGCAAGCGCCTGGTGGCTTTCCTGGGGGAAAAGTTGGTTCGATTCCAACGCTTGCACTCAATAAAAACTCGGATCGGGGGTTGCAGTGCCGTTTTATGAATTCAATTGCAGTAAATGCAATGTTAATACTGAATTGCAAAGTAGTATGAAGGATGATATTAAATCTCCGCAATGTAATAAATGCGGTGCTGAAATGCTAAGAGTTTTCTCCCCAACATTTGCAATCTTTAAAGGAAGTGGATGGGGGAGTAAATGAAACAACTAACAGCAGTATCTCTTTTTGCAGGTGTAGGTGGATTTGATTTAGCACTAGAGCGCAGCGGAGTAAAAGTTGTAGCCAGTGTTGAGATTGATCCGAAAGCATCTGCAATCTTGGCAAAACAATTTCCGAACTCAAAACTATTTAATGATGTGAAAGGGGTGACAGGTGAGCAACTTTTTAATGCAGGATTTGATCCTGAGAATGGAATCATTACAGGGGGATTCCCTTGTCAAGATTTATCAGTTGCAGGAAAGAGAGCAGGTCTTGATGGAAATAGATCAGGATTATTCTATGAAATCGTGCGATTGCTTGATGAAACGAAAGCCAAATACTTCATCCTCGAAAATGTTGTTGGATTGTTGTCATCTAACAGAGGAGCAGATATGGGAGCCGTCATCGGGGCGCTGGCTGAGCGCAGGTATGGGATCGCATATCGAATTTTGGACTCTCAGCACTTCGGAGTTCCACAAAGAAGGCGAAGGGTCTTTATTGTCGGATGTGCTGGAGATTCAGGGCGAACACCTGCGGAAATATTGGCTCTCACCGAAAGCAGCATCGGGCATTTTAAGAAGGGTACAAAATCGAGGGAAAATACTGCCTTCGCTACTCCAATTAGCCTTACAGAAAATGGCGAATCAAGAAAAGTAGTTAATACATTATCGGCTGAGTTATATCATCACGGTAGCGTGGTCAATCAAGATTTAGCAAATGGGCATTTAGTAATTTTCGATCCTCACCATTCAGACGGAGTAAGGATTCAAGGTAAAACAATTAATACCTTAACTGCAAAAATGGGTACTGGTGGTAATAATGTACCAATGGTTGCAAGTTGGTGGGATGGCACTCAAACTGCTTCAACGATTACAGTAAATTCAAATCAACAAAGAATGCCTGATAAAAACCAAATGCAAGCAGTTATTGCCTATCCAATGCACGGTGCAATGGTTGGCAGAAAAGATACCGCTGGGCCAGGTGGCTCAGGATTTTTAAGTGAAAATGATCCAAGTTATACATTAACGGCTAGTGAGCAGGCTCGGCATGGTATAGGTGTAATTACTGATGAATCAAGTATTGTTCGCCGTCTAACACCTCTTGAGTGTGAAAGATTGCAAGGTTTTCCTGATGAATGGACTTCAGGACAGGCTGACCAACACCGCTATAAGCAAATGGGCAATGCGGTAGCCGTGCCAGTAGTTGAATTTATAGTAAAGCGGTTAGTGCAGGTGGCAAATGCGTGATGGCAGTTGTATCCACATCTTTTCTATTATCAACAAACAAACCTGCGATCTTTGCAATCAACCAACACACGAAATCAATTGGCAGAAACAAAACAAATTAAAAGAACAATGGCATCAAGATAATCCAGATGCGCAGTATGAAGGCTGGATGTCTATATGAACGATATTTACCTATCGGCGCTGCAATTAGCCAAAGAAGGAATCTCAGTAGTTCCTGTTTCACTCGATGGTTCTAAGAAGCCAGCGCCATTTACCTGGCGTAAATATCAATCCGAACGCCCTACAACTCAAGAGTTAGTTGATTGGTTTAGCAAGGGAACTCAGCAAGGTGTTGGCGCTATCTGCGGGGCAGTATCAGGCAACTTAGAGATGTTAGAACTTGAAGGTAGAGCAGTAGCAGCACAAATTCACATTCAGGCTAAAGATATGGCTGAAAACTCAGGGCTAGGTGAACTCTGGCAAAAGATTCAAGAAGGTTATTGCGAAGTTACACCATCGGGCGGCATCCATTGGTTATACCGAATAAAAGATGGATTAGTTCCTGGCAATCAAAAACTTGCAAGGCGGCCAGGTGAGAATGGCGGCGTTGATGTACTTTGTGAAACTAGAGGTGAAGGTGGCTTTGTAATCCTGGCTCCATCAGGAGGAGCCTGCCACCCATCAGGTGAGCCTTGGAAAATGTTAAGTGGCTCCATCGCCACAATTCCTACCATTACATTTGCAGAGCGTGAAGCACTGTTCTCCATCTTTAAATGCTTTGATGAGATGCCAAAGGTTGAAAACATCGCTCAAGAGATTAAGAGCCGTGAAGTTAATCTTTCCCTACCAGGAGACGATTACAACTCTAAAGTTTCTTGGGATCAAATTCTTACCCCACTTGGGTGGTCAAAGGTTTATACAAAGAACGATGCAACCGCTTGGCGCAGACCAGGCAAAGCCGAAGGCATCAGCGCCACCACAAACTTTAATGGCAAAGATAATCTCTATGTGTTCACCACATCTACAATCTTTGAATCAGAACATTCCTATTCCAAGTTCGCAGCGTTCGCAACGCTAGAACACTCTGGCGATTTTAAGGCTGCTGCCTCTGCCTTGCGAAGCCAGGGCTACGGCAAGCCGATAGAACTTAACACCTTACAAAACTTACAAACTCACTCACCATCCCTAGTTACCTTGCGGGATGAGAATGAGGAGGTAACAACCTCATCTTGGATTCCAGATTTTATTAATGCAGATAATATCTTTGATGAACCAGAGCCATCAATTCTTGCTCGCCTTGATGGGCATTGTATTTTTTATGCTGGCAAGATCAACGCACTCTTTGGGGAATCTGAATCAGGTAAAACTTGGATCGCACTTGAGGCAGTGAGGCAGGAGTTAGAAAAAGGCAACACTGTTTTCTATTTGGACTTCGAGGATTCAGTAAGAGGAATCTATAATCGATTAAACACGCTAGGAGCCGATTTAAGGCAGTTTAAAACCTTTCTGTATAGTAACCCATCAGAACCACTTACTGCGGGCGCTAGAGAGGTGTTATTGGGCAAAATAGACTACTTCAAGCCCTCTCTTATCGTTGTTGATGGCGTAAACGCTGCAATGAATGTAATGGGGTTGGATTTAGAGAAAAATAAGGATGCCACATCCTTTAGCCAAGAGGTTCTTAGGCCAATGAGATTACATAACGCTGCGATACTAACAATTGATCATGTTACTAAATCTAAAGATAATCGTGGTAATTACGCCATCGGCGCCCAAGCAAAGCGGGCCGACATCGACGGCTGCGCAGTTGCAGTTGAGGTTGAGATTGCATTCGGCAGAGGCATCGACGGCGCCCTAGCGCTTAAGGTTACGAAGGATCGCCCTGGCTTTGTCAGGGCCATCTGCCAGGAGGGTAAAGATTTAGGGGTGGCAAATATCTT